TATTGTTTTTTGTGGTTTATTTGAAGATGGTCTGTTTTCTTCTCCTGCACCGGTGTTAGTTGAAGAACTAGATAATTTTCTAGACTCTTCAGTTTTCAAACTTCTTACTGTTTTTTCTACAGCAGCTTTAGAACCTTGCTCTTTGATTTTAGTTCTGTATCCTTCCGGATCCTGAAGTAACCAAAGTGCCTCAGCAATTAAACCATGATTAGGTTCAACAAACTGATACTTTTCTAACAAGTGTCCTAACAAGTTTGTATTCTTTCCTGAGATTGAAGGGTAGTTAGGTTGAACTAATCCTGAATAAAGAATACTTTGAATTTTCTTATCCAATTTAACACCACCAATTTCACCTCCTGCAAGTGTATTATATACACTATCAGTATAAGCTTTAGCTTGTTTAGTTTGTTGTTCTTTTTTATGTTCCTGCTCTGCTAATTGTCTTGCAACAATTTCTTCTTGCATTCTATCCAACTTAGGTTTAAACTGATTAGCTTTTTGTTCAAGCTTATTCATGTCCGCCCAATCTTGAATTTCTGATTCAATTTCCTCAGCATTTCCAAAGTTAGTAGCCCAAAGATATTGTCTAGCAATTTCTTCTTGGTCAGCTTCATTAGTAGGATCTAAATCAATAATCTCTTCTACATGTGCAAGAGTTCTAAAAAGACCTTTTAAATCTTGACCACCGTCAGCTACATACTTAGCAGCAATTTGAAGTTCTTCAGGAAGAGCATTAAAAAATTCTTTAGGAACATTTTGTTTTACTGCATTCTCTCTTTCTTGAAAGTTTGCTTCAAACAATTCTCTAAAGTCTTTAGTACTATATTCTTCTAATGGTTTTTCATCATCAAAAGGAATAAGGGTACCTTCTTCAATCATCTTTTGAGCTAAATCATAAAGACCATCTTTATCTACTTTAGGTCTTCCATTCTTAGTACTAGCTTCTTCATTTTGACTAATAAGATTATCTAACTCAGCAATAGTTTCTTCAACTTCTGCTTTGTCTTCTACAGCTTGAGCTTTTTCTTGAGCTGTAGCAGGTTTATTGTCAAGGAACGAGGTGTCAATGTTTTCAGCACTGAACATGGTTTTTGGTTTTTCCTCTGCTTTACCATCTTCCGGTGTCATGATGTTTGCAGCTCCGGGATTACCAAATAGTTCATCAATGTTAACATCAACTTGCTCTACCGTTGTAGAATCTTGAATCTCATCAAGATTAGTTGCATCTTTATTCATTTTGTTGGTTTTAGTTTATAATTTAATATAATAAATAAACTTGAAAAATTTAAATAGTCTTAAAAATTTTTGAGCACTATATAGCTAAGACTATTCTTTTTTATCATATTTATTTTTATTTTCTCTTGCAACAGCAAGTTGTTTATCTGCTATTTCTTTTTGAGCTTGTATTTTTTCTCTTTCAATTTGATTTTTTTGAGAGTCATTATTCATTCTGTTTGTTTCTTTTTCTCTTTGTAAATTCATTTGATCTTGAAACTGTTCAGTATCTTTAATATCTTTCATAGCATCTAAGAAGTCAGATTGTTTATTTTCATTTAAGTCAACCATAGACCCCATACCAGCAGCTCTAATTTCAGCAACAAGAATATCTCTTTGTCTATTCTTTTCATCTCTTAACTCTTGAGCATCAAGTTCCATTTTCTTTTGTCTTTCTTGAGACTCCATTTGTTGTTGTTGCATTTCTTGTTGTTGCTGTTGCTCTTGTTGTTTTTGTTGTTGTTGTTTTTCTTCAGCAGCTTTAAGAGTACTATTAACTTCTGATACTGTATCAGCTTGTACAAGTTTACCTAAGTCATAAATTGTAGCTCCTGTAGTATTGTTTGTCATAGCCATTTGTTTCAATTGCTCTAACACTGCTCTATGATTTGCTGTAGTACTACAGAATATATTAAGATCTCTCATCAATAAGTCTGTACCATTTATTTCAAAGTTTACATTCTCATCTTGGGATGTCATGTAGGAAAGCCTAGCTGACGGTTTTGTTGAATGATAGTACTGTGCAAGATCAGTTCTCATTGTGTGTACGCGAGGCATTAAGTAATCACAGTGTTGCATAAAGAATACTTCCGTTTGAGCATATGATGCTGATGCAGCTTGTTCAACTCCAGTAGCAGTCATTTGTGATAACTGTTGACCCATTCTTTGAGGATTAATACCAATCACATCATAAGCTTGTTGCTTAAAGTGTTCTGCTAATTTAATTCTTGACATTAACCTTTCTGTTTGTGAAAGGTCTAATTTCTGAAAGTGTTGGAAGTTAAGAGGGTTTTCCGTATTGCTTATTGAGGTATCCAAAGGAAGCATCTGGAAATTCTTCATTGCCACATACGCTTTTGATAAATTGTTCTTACCCCAGTCTTCACCCATTGAGTGTCTAGGTAATGAATTTTGGTCAAGTAAAATTACTGTTCCTAACTCATCAACTAGTATATCAGCTATCTGATTGTTTACAATGTTGTATCCAATCTGGTATGGCTTCATTAAATCTAACAAAGAAGTTGACTTAGTATTTCTATCAGAAAACACAGCTCCTTCTACAGGAAGCTTGCAACCATATAAACTATTGTCTCCTTTAAATTGAAATCTTAAAGGTCCAATATGGTTTTTATCTATACCAATATAAACAGGAGAGAAACCACCCGGATTATTCATACCCCAGAATGAAGGAATATTTGGACCAATTTTTACACCACCCCAAACCTCATTAATCCAGATCCAGTCAATATGTTCTCCATATACAAGATTCTCTTTAGTTTTATTCTTAAATAACCTTGTATCATAAATTGGATTGTCAGTTACTTTATAATCTTCAGTAATGATCTCATTAATTACTTCACCACTTTCTTTGACTTTAGTTAAGTGTCCTACTTTTCTTTGAGACTTCCAGTAACCTGTAGTTACTCTTAACAAGTATGCTGTACCTTGGTCATAGTAATCTTCTCCTTCAGAAAGGATTTGATTAATAATATCTCCACCATCATATACAGATCCGGCCATCATTGTAGTATACTGTCTGTATGCTAATGAAGGCATGTTAGTATTCCATTCGTGTGACTTAGTAGCATCATAGAAAGTACCATCATTTTGACCTCCTATTGCATAACCTGCAGATCTAATTGGGTAAATTGCTTCTAATGCTTCATGTTGTTCTTCTGTAAGAACATATCCGTACTTATCAATTACATCAGCAACAGTTAACATGTCTACTTTTCCAACCCAGTTACCTTGAGAAATATATCTTGCATCTGGAGATTTGTGATAGAAAGTAACCGGAGGATTCCATAACTCTACATCATAATCATCTTCCATCATTCTAAAATGCCAGAACTCTCTGTCTGTAATAAGCATATCTCTAAAACCTCTTTCCTCAAGTTCATCCATACGGAATCTTTCAACATCTACTTTATGTTGGTGAGAAGCCCATTGCTCTACAAGTGATCTATAATCTTTCTTAAAGAACTGCTCAATCTGTGGTAATGTTTTTAAATTTTCAGGTGATAATTGTTGTTGTGCTTCTTGTGATTCAGGATCTAGACCTTGTTCCATTAATGCAGCTTGTATTTGAGTACTTGCTTCAGCCATTAATGTATCCTCCACCATCTTTCTTTTTTGCTCCATCATCTCATTGTATGAGAATTCATCAATAGCTCTGTATGTAAGTTTAGTAGATCTTTTAGCAAATTCAGCTACAAGAACATTAATAACATTTGGAATAATAGGATAGAATTTTAATTCTAAAGCAGACCAGTCTTCTCTAGTTAATACATCAACAATCTCTTTCATTTCATTGTTTTCTTCAACTATATAGTCTGACTTATCTATAATACCTTTTGCAAGCTTATAGTTCTTCATTAGTCTGCGCGCATTTCTGCGGATTTGTTTTAACCCGTTCCATTCTAACCAATCAAGATTCCAAGCAGCCCACTCATCATCTTTTTCTTTTTTAGGAATAAATTGCAACGGTTGGGTAATACTACCCATCCTATTATGAGAAGCCTTAGCTCCTTTTTTAAGTTGCATTGCGTTATATACTTGCATAACTATCTTATATTTTTAAATGGAGATCTATTTATATTCTTTCCTCCTGATGAACTACCTGCACTCCTACCCATGTGACGGAAAGGACTACTACTTAATTTATACAAATTTTCTGACTTTTGCAAGTTTTTGGCCGCATCATCCATGATGACCCTTTTACTATAACCTCTATTTGCTTGTTGAATTCTCATAAATGCAACCATTGCACAGAAGGCAACAAGTCTATCCACATTGACTCCATCTGAGTAAGCAGCCATTTCTTTGAGTAACATAATGTCTGGTATTCTTTCAATACCATATTTAGTTCTTACAATAGTACCATCAGATTTAGTTTCAACATCAAGTTCTTCTTTTGTGTACTCAATAGCATAACTCAATAAGTGAGCTTTAAATAATGTTCCTGTATTCTTCCAACCATACTCCTGGTATACTGAATTATTAGATCCCAGGTCTTTTAAGAACATTATTTGACTTTTTGGTACCAAGTACTTCTGCTTCTTTCTAGAGATCATGTATTGGATAAATAATGAGATGTTGTTCTCAATTACTGTCCAGGCATTATACCATTCAATAATTGTCTCTAGTCTCTGATGTGTTTTATTAATATCATCAAACCTTCCGCACCATGCTGCTACAATTTTATCTGGTTCTATATATGTTTCAGTTTCTATACCTGTAACCTTTGTTACTTCTACAGGAGCTTTCATAATATAGATAGAACATAAGGATTCTGATGTAGTTGTTTTACCCTCAGCCACGGGGTCAATACTTGCGTAGTACATACCAAAGCTAGGATTCTCAACCGGTCTTTCCCATACTACAAGAACTCCTGTTTTATCTTCAGTATTTTTTGTAATTGGGAATTCTGTAATTGGTCTTCTGTTACTATGCTCAGGAAGTATTTTACCATTAGCATCTCTACCTAAATCTAAGAATTCATAAGCATATTCTTTATCTTCAATCCTTCTTTGCTGTGCTGTTACAAGATGCATTGGGAACTTAGATATAGTTCTGTTAGCAAAAGCTTCTTCAATATTTCTTGGATGCTGAGAAATCCTTAACTGATATGTCTCTGGAGCAAGTTCTTTTTTCCATTTCTCAAACTGATCATCTAGTGCTTCTAATGCTTCTTGTACTTTAGAATTCCCAAAGTTATCAATATATGGAGGCATAGACCATTGCTCAGGAATGAATAACCCTGATCTTCCTACAGAACCTTTATTATCTAGTAAGTCTGTTTCCACAGAATAGATATCATTTTCTTTTGGATAAAGAATCATTTTTCTCAATGGTTCACACTGAGATAAATCCCCTACCGATCCTGCAGCAATAAATACTCCAGTAGTTGTTAAACCAGATCTCATGGCTGGACGCATATACTCATATGTATTATCCATCCTTGGAGCAATCCCTGCTTCCTCATGAAAGAAGTATTTTACCGGACCCCCTACACCATTTGTTGGATCCTTTTCAAATGACATACCTTGTATAGTACCTTTAAGACCTACTTCTGTTTTTCTGTCTCCTCTTCTTACTTCAATCTTTTGTTGCCACATCATAACCTTGTCTGGAGACATTGGTCTATACCATGCAGTATGTTCATTAAGAAAAGCCGCGTACTCTTGTAAAAATTTCCAAGATCCTTTCTCATTGATGTAGTCTTTAAGACTGGCCCCAATCTTTAGAGTAACCCCTTCTTCAAACCATTGTTGGTTAAGAAGTTTAGCCATGTGGTAATAAGAAGAAGCTATCTGTCTTTTTTTAAGAATAGCAATGTGATTATAGTTTAGTTCTGCTAATATCTCATATAAAGCCATATGATACTGAGCATCCCGGATATCAGCAAAACCAAATTTTTGAATCTCTTTGTTAAAGATAGGTAAGAAGTTCAACCACATATAGTAGTCTCTGGTCATATACCAGACTTTACCTTTTTCTTTAATAAGAACACCTCTTCTACATTTTGCTTTTTGGTCATCCCAATAAGCAATAAAATCTTTAGATTTAAATGGAGCAGTACAGTAAACTTTATCTCTATTAAACTTTGCAGACTCTTGTGTAAATAAACTTGTGGTAGTATCATTAAACTCATACTTACCAGGTTCTTTAAAAACATTGGTCAATAAGTATTCATAGAATTCTTCTCTGGAGTTAAAGTCAGTAGTGGTCCATGTACCGTTATCCCATGTAGGTATGTCTTGATATATTTCTCTCATAATTATTGATCATATCCTAAACCGATTCCCCCGCGCACTTTGCTGGATTGTTCTTCTTGTAAATCTTTGTACACTCCTTTAAATGAAGTTCTGATGTCATTAAAACTTTTAGCAGCTGCAATGATAGAGTTCATGTTACCATCTCTACCTGTAGTAAGAGTAGAAGTTTCCATAAACTTTGCTAATCTATCTAGCATAGATGCAATACCTTTATATGCTCGGGATGTTGGTGTTTCATACATTCTTTGACAGAATAGCAAACCAATAGCAATGTCATCATCTTCTGTAGAAAACTCTGCTTCTATTTCCTGAAGGATTAAAGATTCTTTATCTACTTCAGGTGTATAGAAAAATGGATTCATATCAGGATTAGGACAAGTCATGTAAAACAAATACTGATAAATCTTTAAGTATTCATCCGGATAATTGTCCATAATATCCTTTAAAGCTTTCAGTGTATAACAATGTTCTGTAGGAATTACAGTGCCATTCTGTACATCAAATAATCTTACTAGCATACTATTTCTTTTTAATTACTATTTTGTTGTCTTTGATATAATGCATTAAAGCATTAACCTCATCTACAAGATACGGAATTGCCATGGGAATTACATCTTTTATTACAGGATCTCCATTATGATCAAGTTTAATAACTGGATATCCATACTCATCTTCAGACTCTACTTCAAATACAACATGGTGTATAAACATTTTTCCTGGTTTTAATTTAGGATTATGTTTAAGCATGATGTACATGTAAATACTTAACTGGATTGCATAATGATTAAAGTTACAATCATCTAAACCATCTAATGGAAATTGTAATTTATCTGAAGCTCCTTCCCAGTTTACAAAAGATTCTTTCTTGATCTCTTTGTTTGTCTTGTAGTCAATGATGTTTATTTTACCATTCACCACTTCAACTAAATCTGATTGACCACAGATACCTGCAGATTTAAGATATACCATATGTTCCGGATATACTCCTTCTTCTAGCTTCTGACTAGGTGCAAGTTTTATACCACTTTCTGTTGTTTCATTAGGAATAAAAATAGGTATGTTTTTTCCATCAACTTCAAGAGATGATAATGCACAAAGATCCGCTTCTCTCTGATTGTGATAATATGTTCCCATAGTCACAGCTCTTTCAGATTCGGTTTCCCAAATCTCTTGTATCTTCTTTGGATCAATACCAAACCATTTAGATCTCTTATTCTTAGAAACTTTTGCAGCAATAGATTTAGCATCAAAAGGTTTTTTAAAGTGAGCAACTAAAGTTGTTACACTTATCCAATTAACTTTATCTTCAGTTTCTAAGCTTTTGTAAGTATGATCTGTTGCACTAAAGTATATACTCATAACCTTCATTTTTTAAAATTACACATGCTAGTTCT